CTGGGAGAAAAACCACCGTTGTAATTGCCGATCTGAATTTCTTTTTTTTCCAAAACATCACGGATCCGACCTAACCAGGCTGGTATGGTTCCTCCGTCGCTATCCATGACCGTGCTGACAAAATTAGATGCTTTAAAGCTTACGGGAGAATCCTCTATTTTTGTTGGAATATCGTGCAACATATCGTATTCTTCACAAATTTCACGAACGCTTAAAAACCTGATTTTTCCATCTGACCAAATTGAGCGTCCGTGTTCATTGTGTATTAATTCGGCATCAATAACAAATTCTTCAATTTTAGACAATTCGTCTGATAAGGTTTTACCGATTTTATATTCTTTCAAAGTCTTATTCCAGCTGTCAGTCAACAACCTTGCAACTTCTTCGCGGGTTTTAAAAATCCTATTGTAAATTTTGTAATAGGTAGCCATCTGATTCCTTTTCGTAAAAATCGAATTTGTAAAAGTTTTTGATGAGTTCAGCAGTGTTATTAATAAGTGTTAGTTTTGCCCTTGTTTGCTAACACCTGACTAACTCCACGGCAGCAAGCAAGGGATCCGGGCCACTTGCCTCCAGCGGCATCTGCTCCAAAAAACCTGATGCGGTTTGCCGTTCATGAATTCCCAGGCGATAATTTTCCACTCTTGCCCAGGTGGTGGTTGCGCTGGCAAAAAATCAAACGATGTCGGCGACAGATGCAGGGCGAACGGATTTTGAGACCCATCATCAAAAAGCAGCTCAACCGCTTCAGGTAACCCCATATCGGGCCATGGCCCGCGAGACAGGATAACCTCTTTGCCTGTCCGCATTTCCTTGATGACTGCCCGTTGCGAATCCGGTATCAAAATCCGGATTGCACCGGCATTGATCGAGCAGAAGACCTTGCCTGCCCGGTTGTATTCGCTGTCCCAGTAATTGGACGCAGCGATTAACGGGCCATCGTTGCTGATTTCAATTAAAGCCATTGTTTAGTCTCCGAGTTTTACAAGGTGTTTTACAATTCAAAATCAACCCGATTCCACTGCTTACACAGCTTTTCCAGAAATTCCTTTTGTTCGGGTGCCAAGGTTCCATGATTCCATTTGACTGAGCCTGGGCGGTTGTAGCGGTCACCAGTGTGGTAGTAGGTGAGCCTCTCACGTTTCCCGTTGCCGATATAAATCCTTTTTTCGGCGTCCCTGCTCCAGACCTTTAGGCTATCGCCGGACTGAATGACCCCCTTGAAAAGTTCGCGAGCCTGAGCCGCGATTTTATCTTTTTCCTCCCACAGCTTGCGGGTTTTTTCTGCTTCTTGGGCTTTGGTCTCGGCTTCAGCCTCTGCCTTTCGTTTGCGTTCAAATTCGTCTTGTTGGAGCCGATTAAGTTTTTTGAGCAGCATCCGGGTATTTTCGTAGCGATTATCAATCCAGAATTTAGCGTCGGCTTGTTGCAGGACCCAAGCTGCTGCTTTGGTGTGCTGGACAGGCAGGCCATTTCCTTCCAGCCAGTCAGCCAGCAATGACCAAGCGAATAAATCAAAAGGGTGATCGGAAAGGTTTTGAATCAGCTCCGATCCAACAGGATCGTTGGATTCAAAATCGGTAGTCCATTTCGGCAGATCCTGCAACAACTCCTGCCGGACTGATTCAGCCCAGCTGCATTGTTTTTCGGATCCGATCAGAACAGGCAGATTGTTTTCCGCTGCCCATCGTTGGGCCGCAGAATTTGCGGACGCCTGGCGTTCGCTTCTGATTTGCTCCAGGCAGGCCGGGCAATGGCCGCTGGACTCCAGCCACTCAACTCGCTTTTGTCGCTCGGACGTTTTGCCGAAAAGCCGTTCCGTGCCGGCATGGCCGCAGGAATAGTTGATCGTGTATTGAGCCATGATACGCAGTCTCCGATTAAGAGGGCCGGGTGCAACCGGCATGGTTAAAGAAGCGGACAAGAAGCCCGGCCACATGACCGGGGGCGAACTTGGTTGAATTAGTCTTGAACAATTTTAATCATTAGATCTTGCGCAATATCCCAGCGTACCAGGAATTGAGAAGTCCCTTCATCCATGGGATGGTTCGATTTGTAATAGCGACGGTGAAAACCAAAATTCAGGCGTTCGCTAAGACCTTTTAACTCAGAGCGATAATGCCCTTTGGCCCGATCGATTAATCTCTGATGCTCGAAATCGTATTCTGGTTGTCCCGATTTTTTTACTCCGATAGGGTCCTTGCTGCCGACGACCCGTAAATACTCCAGGTACAACTTATAAGCATCTTTGGCTTTTTGAACAATTTCATGAGTAATTTCAATTTCGGCAACTTTCAATAATAGCCGGCTTAATTTTCGCTCATGTTCAGCCATATCGCTATTGCCTTGTTCTTCCAACCAATCCGCATATATAGACCGGACCAAAGGATTGGAGGGTTCTTTTTTTACTAAATCGCCAATATTCATCCCATTTTCTCCTGTTTAGCCTGTATTCAATGACTACATTTTCAATTTTAACATCATCCCAAATGTCTGCAAGTCTAAAAATCGGGAAATTTAAAAAAAACTTGGTTTGAAAGAAACCCGGGGCGAAAATGCCCCGGGCGAGGGCGGTTGATGTTAGCTGGCCATTGCGATTTGGAGGGCGGCAGCATATGCCTGTTCCTTCATCCGGCTAGCGGATCCCATCCAGATTGAATTGAGGCGGTTGTCGTCCTTGGCCTCCCGGGTCTTGCCGAAAACCGTCATGGTATGATCGGCATATTCCGAGACAGCGTTGTAAGCTGCCCAGATGGACCCGGCCATGCCTTTAATGCGGTTCCGTTCGTTCTCAAAATTCTCGGCGAAGACTTCCAGCAATTTCTTTTGTTGCTTTTCAGCCCTGTCAGCGACCATTTTGGCAAAATATTCCCCGAGCTGCTTTTCGGTCAGCTGCTTGCGGGCCATTGCCTGAACCTCCCCGCAAAAGTCATCGACACGCCGAGCAATGATTCCCAGGTTGGTCCTTGCTTCGGAAACCCGACGGTCCAGTGATTCAGTGTGCCAGATGGTTATGCCTTGCGAACCGGCTTTGCGTAAAGCAAGGTTTAACGTGTTCTGACATACAACCCGGACGGTAGTTGGGATCATCCGGAGAGCGGAAGTCCCGTCGTGTGAATTGGTGAGCAAGATATAAGGGTTAATAACATCATCCTTCACTGCCCGGACTTCAGATGGAAGGCGGGCCATCATCCAGACCCGCTTGCCACCTTTCAGGGCCCCGGCCGTTTCAAACATGGCCAGCTTCTCGCCGACGATTGCGTCCATAAAATCGAACGCCTCCCGATTTTGGAAAGGCCTGTAAAAACCACCCACAACGCCCAAGCTGGCCCCGGTATCCTGTCGGGAAACCGAATAAGTGGACGGAATAGTAATCAGGCCACCATCATGCGATTTGGTGTAGACATCCTGCAACTGGACCTCCCAATCCAGCCCGGCCAGCTTAATCGCTTCAGCCGAGGTTTGAGCTTCGGCAACATTGATTCCAAGCCGATGCCAGGGCATTTCGCCGGCGGAAAACATTGCAGCGCGTCCAGTTGCCATGTCGAGTTCGTGAGCCATGTCCAAGTCTCCTTAAAAGTGATGTTACCGGGTGCAACCGGCCTGTTTATTACTTGTAGTCTTTGACTACATTTTCAATCTTAATCGAACACCGGGACGTTACAAGAGCAAAAAGACAAAAAAACGGAAAAAAACCAAAAAAGGTTTGTTTTGCCGAAAAAACCAATGGATTGATCCGGCTTCAAACCGGGCAAACGAGGCCGCTATATATTACAAGGTGGAAATTGCAGGTTTTGCAAGAATTCATCAAGTTCTTTTGCTGCTCCAAGATCGACCGTGATTTGATCTTGTCGTTTTTTTGCAGTGTTCTTTACGGTGGCCGACCTGGGGACAGGCCTGGATTTTTGTTTACATCAGAGGAAAACGATACCGGAGGTGGCAGGGGCGTTGGAAAATCGACGGTGGTGCTAGCAGCAAGCCAGCTATTCAATGGGCATCTCAGCGCAGATACCAACGAAAAAAACTTCGACAGTTTAAAAACCCGTTTGTTAAGCCCGGGTGCCATGAATCGAAGGATTGTTCTTCTGGACAATTGCAAGAGCGACCATTTCAGCAGCGAGGGAATGGAATCCCTGATTACCGAAACCACAATTTCGGGCAAGCAGCTTTACTTTGGAAACGGTTCCCGACCAAACACCCTAACCATTGCCCTGACAGCGAACGGAGCTCGACTGAACAAGGATATGGCCGACCGGATTGTTCCTGTGGTTTTGAGCAGACCCCAATACGACCCTACTTTCAACAAGCGATTTTCGCAGTTTATCGAAAAGAACCGTTGGTTCATTATTGCTGACCTGATTCATCTCCTGGAGCAACCTTCCAGGGAAGTGGCCGAACGCTCCCGATGGGCGACTTGGGAACAGGATGTTTTATCCAAGGCAAGCAATGAGCCGACCAAAGCTATCACCACTATTATCGAACGCCGAGGGAATGTGGATGAGGATCAGGAGCAGTGCGATTTGGTTGCCGATGCGATACGGCAACAGCTCCGAGACAGACACCATGACCCGGAGATTGAAAAGGTTATCATTCCTACAGAAACATTGGCCAAATGGCTTGAAAGCATAACCGGCGCGAAAAATGTCATTGCAACGGGAAGAGTTCTTTCCAGACTAAAAATCCCGGAACTGGACAAAGGCCGGAGCAATAAAAAAGATCGACTTCCCGGCTACGTTTGGTGCGGAAAAAATTGTCCAGCAAACCGAACCATTACTTCATTGAATGTTTTGAATAATTAGCCCATGTCAAGGATGACATAGATTTTTTCCTTTGTATCCCAACGCGCGAAAAAGAAAAAAAATAATTCGGTGATAACAGAAAAATTCATTTTTGATTTTTAGGAAGTAGGCACAAATGAAAAAATCCCTGACATCCCTGACATCCCCGCCAGCCGACAATAACCCGCCGGACAAAAGGTGGAAGTTTCTTCTGGAGGTGGAAGACATTTCCCATGAGGGGACAGCCTGTTCACCAACATTCAACCGACTCCGAATCGTGTTGAAAAACCTTTTACGCGCTCATGGTTTCCGGTGCAATGACATCCGCGAAAAACCAAGCGACACATAACAGGAGCCAAAAATGTAGCTTAATCCGGAGTTTTTTAACGCCTTCAAAAAGGTTTTAGCGAAGGCAAGCAGGTGGTAATATTACCACCCGCTACAAGCTAATGAACAACGTGATCAATTCCAGTCGACTGATAATTATTATCAGTCGACATAAACCAAGGAGTTGCGTGGCGTGTTTTTCATTTCAACAAAAATGATCAATTTACTATATATTTTGCAAGGTAGGTTTATAATCAAATTATCTGTTGGAGGAGGACTTCAGCCGTGCCTACCGGACGACCTACAAAACTTGACGCCAATGTGATCGCAGAAATGCGGCGATTGCTTCCGGTGGTCATGTACATTGACAGCGTAGCTGGCTATTTGGGTGTGACACGTGTCACGATCCATTATTGGGTTAAAAGGGGTCGGGCTGAAGCCCTGAGGCTGGAAAAAGCCAACACAAAGCCGAAAGAATCGGAAGCCCTTTACCTTGAATTTTTTAACACCTATCAAAAAGCATTGGCTCAAGGTGAGCTGGCAGACTGCCTTGCAATCAAACAGGCGAGCCAAACGGAGTGGCAGGCAGCAGCCTGGCGATTGGAAAGGCGATTTCCAAAGCGATGGGGCAGAAAGACTCCTGTAGTTGAAATTAACAACCAAACCAATACTACAAAAGTGGACGTGTGGCAGGTCCTGACCAATCAGGCCAGCCAGCCCAAACAAATCACTGTCGAAGAGGAAATGCAGCTACTTCTGGAGGATAACACGAAAAAAACGGCAGGCAGGAGCGAGCAACAACAACAATCGTCGTGACATCCCGCGCTTTATTTTCGCAGGTGCCGTATGACCCAAGCCAATTCCATCGTAGTTGATTGCCCTGTCTGTTTCCGAACAATCTGGTCCAACACAATTTGCCATCATGGCCAGATACCACCATTGACGCCACCCACCGCAGAACAAATCCGGCAGCTAAACAAAAAATATGGGCTAAAACACAAAGGGAAGCAAAAGGGAGGTGGTCATGGTTTGCCCACCTGACCGCCTGCGACGATTGCCGGACCGTGCCTGGCGAAAACGGGTAGCAACCGTGACCTACATCCACAATGGGACCATCTGGCTTAGCGACTTCTTTGGCACACTAGGGCAATGGGAGCAGTATCAGGATGAATGGGTCCGGCCAATGGGATGGCGGGTGATTGATATTATGTGGCGGGAGAACCATGGACCTGCGTGATATCCTGGCACTGCATCGGTATCGCGATGATCCTATCGGGCTGGCGGAGTCGCTATGGCCACACGCAAGGTTTTACGCCAAGCAGCGAGAGTGCATTGAATCCGTTCGCGACAACGACGAGACATTCATTGTTGCGGGCAACATGCTTGGCAAAGATTACCAGGCGGGCTTCATCTGCCTATGGTTTTTCCTGACTCGCCACCCCTGTCGTATCGTAACCACCAGCGTCAAGGACGACCACCTTCGAGTTCTTTGGGGCGAGATTGGCCGGTTTATTTCCACCTGCAAAATCCCACTGGATGAGCGTGAGGGGGGAATCTTGCGAATCAATCACCGCGATATCCGCAAAAGCGTTAACAACAGGAAATGCGACATTTCTTATCTGGTTGGAATGGTCAGCAAGTCCGGCGAAGGTATGGCTGGCCATCATGCCGCCAACACACTGGGAGTGATTGATGAGGCTTCTGGTGTAGACGATTTGGTTTACACGCAAATGGACACCTGGGCCAAAAGGAAGCTGGTTTTCGGTAACCCGATGAACACCACCAATTTTTTCTACCGCGCTGTAAAATCCGGTAACTTGCAGGAAAAGGAGGCTGTCAATGGTTGATCAAACTTTGTTGGTGCTGATGCAAGCGGAGCTGGACCAGGGCAATTTCCATGGAGCAGGCGTTTTTCGCAGGCTGCACAGCGCAATTGCCCAAGTGAAGGGACTGGATGATCCAACCTTCAAGGATTTTCTAGTCACCCCACTGGATTCTCTATGGGACCATCCGGCTTTACTTTTAGGGGATTTGAGCTACAGCAATTTTTGGTATTCCCGCAAATTAAACAACGGCTAAAAACGTATGGAGTCACCAAAACAACGGTATTACCGCAAGGTGATCAAAATCTCCGCCACCGATTCGCCCAATGTCCAGCTGGCCTTGGAAGAAAAGCGACGTGGCCTGCCGGTCTCCAATACCATGATACTGCCAGGCGTCATTGACTGGTACCAATATCAAAAACGGCTGCAAACATGGGACCCGATTCGCAAATGTATTGGCTTGGACGGCGATTTTTACGAGGGTTCGGAGGTTTTGCTGTTCCCGCCATTGTGGCTTAATCGCGCTGAAGAGGTTGCGGTGGAAAACCGCAAGCGGACACGACACGCGAGGGCCATGGGAGTCGATCCGGCTGAAGGCGGCGACAGCAGTGTCTGGACAATCGTGGATGAATGGGGAATAATCAAACAGATCAGCATGAAGACCCCCAATACGGCTGTGGTCACCGCTGTCACCATTAAACTGATTCATGAGTTTCACGTTTCCCCGGAGCGAGTGATGTTTGATCGCGGCGGCGGCGGAAAGGAACACGCGGACAGGCTGGAATCGCAAGGTTACCGCGTGCAATCCATCGGCTTTGGCGAAACTGTGACATTGGCTCCCAAAAGAGGCCTACGACAGATTGACGAAAAAATTGAACTGCTGGAGGAACGCTACGCCTACAAAAACCGTAGGGCCGAAATGTATGTCGGGCTAAGCATGTTGCTGGATCCTGACATTTCTCCCGGCTTTGGCATTCCTGCAGAATACACGGAATTGAGACGGCAGTTGGCACCTTTGCCCAAATGGTACGACCCTGAAGGTAGATTGTTTTTGCCACCCAAGAAACGGGCCAGCGGAGAGCGGGAGTCCGACAAGGTCACCATCGACAAACTGATTGGCTGTTCTCCAGATGAGGCTGACAGCTTGGTATTGGCAGTGTACTCCATGCAGAACAAGCCGCGACGAAACAAGGCAACGGCTGTGTGAAAAAAGGAGCGATATGAAAGGTACGACAAAAAAACGTCAAACCCATTGTCGTAGGGGCCACCTTTTGACCTCGGACAATGTGTTGTCGTTCACACCGCGAAACGGGCTGCCCTACAGGACCTGTCGCACATGCAGGACCTTTACCACCCGTCAATGGCACGCCAATCGTCGCAGAGGGCGGGCCTGCCACCAATGTGGCGAACATGCCTTGGCATTGGTGGACGACCTATGCCGGGCCTGCAAGGATTATCAGCAAGGAGTTGGTCGCAGACGGGCCAATCTGGTTAAATAAACGGTAAGCAATCGCAATGGTTCCACCCCCGCAGGAGTACGGCTGAACCGCATTCCTTAGAGGACCTGACCGATGCCAACCGAACGCAAGCAGTTGTCCCTGAACGAGCAGGAATTGAGCAGGCTGGAAAATCTGGTCGCCAATGCCTGGTATTCTCGCGAGCAGTTTTTCACCCGATTCATGGATCCCCGTCGCAACATCGACGACGATTGCGGGTACCCCGGACCGGATGAATTGCTGGCCAATTATTATCGGGACCTATACGACCGCAATCCCATTGCGGAACGGGTTGTCCAGCTTTTTCCCAAGGAATCATGGCAGGTCACCCCGCGCGTTTATGAGTCCGCAAAAAGCAAGATTGAGACGCCTTTTGAAAAGGATCTGGATCAGCTTGGCCGGAGCCTTTTCAATTCCAATGGCAGCAAGTCTTGGCATGAGGATGAAGTCGGTTGCCTTCTCTGGACCTATTTGCTGAAGGCGGACATCCTTTCCGGGATCGGTGTTTACGGCATTATTTTGTTGGGCCTGAATGATGGTCTCCTGCTGGAGCAGCCTGCCTACGGGGCCCCTCCGGATGGCCAAAGGAAGGACATTACCGGCATCAGCCAAGATCAGTCCAAGGATATTTATGGCGGGAAATTACCGCAGGACTTCGAGAATCCTTTCCCCCAAAAAATCGGCACCGATGCCCAATATTTCCGGACCCAGTTCACCCCACCTGAAACAACCAAGCGATCGGGCAAGCCGGAATTGATGTTTCTGCGTGCCTTCGATGAATCCCTTGTGCAAGTGGTGCAATACGAAGCCAGCTTGGCATCTCCGCGATTTGGCCAGCCGGTCATGTATCAGGTGACCTTGAACGACCCCCGCCAGCCTCATTCCGGAGTCGGCTTACCTCTGGCAACCGTGCGGGTACATTGGAGCCGGGTAATCCATATCGCGGATAATGGCGACCTCACCAGCGAGATTTTCGCCAAGCCACGCATGAAGCCCGTTTTAAACAACATCCTTGATCTGCGGAAGCTCTACGGCGGTAGCGCGGAAGGCTATTGGCGAGGAGCTTTCCCGGGCCTGTCGCTGGAAACGGTTCCCCAGTTGGGTGGCGATGTCGATGTCGATCAGAACGCCATCCGGGACATGATGCACAAATACACCTCGAAACTGGATCGGTTCTTGGTGCTTGTCGGCATGTCCGCCAAGAGCCTTGCTCCCCAGGTTGTCGACCCGACACCGCAAATTGAAAAGCAGATCGAAGCGATTTGCATCGAACTGGGTTGCCCGGTTCGCGTTTTCAAGGGAAGTGAAAGGGGCGAGCTGGCCAGCACGCAGGATGATTCGGCTTGGAATGACAGGCTGAAACACCGCCAGCAATTTTATATCACCCCGAAAATCATTGTCCCTTTCATTGATCGGCTGATCAAACTGGGCATCCTTTCTGAGCCCACCGGCTACAAGGTGGAATGGCCGGATCTGGATAGCAGCACTGACAAGGATAAGGCAGGAGTCATGCTGCAAAAGACGCAGGCCTATGCGGCTTATGTGGCTTGCAATGTGGAAACCCTGATTCCGCCGCATGAATTCATGACCAAGGTTGACAACTTCGATGAGGATACTGCTTCAGCGATCCTGACTGAAGCGGTGGAAGAAAAGGAGGCCAAAGAGCAGGAAGATCAGGACCTGGCGGATGAGCATGGCATGATTCCAAAGCCTCCGGAAGGTTTCCAGCACGCACCGCAACCGCCGCAGCCACCAACCCCCAAGATTCCGGGTGTTCCTACGCCAGCCCCCAAGATTCTTGCACCTGCAACCCCAAAGCCGGTATCGGAGAACAGGAGGCATCTGGAGCAGGAGCTCCAGTTTTTTCGCGATTCGCAACGAGTTCAACGAGGACGCCATCGTTCGCGATGAAAAAGGACGATTCGCTTCGGGAGGTGGCAATCACGATGCTGATAGCTCGCCAAAATCCTTTTATGGGAAAACCAAAGCCGTTTTTTCAGCGGCAGGAAAAGCCCTTTACAACACCATGCCCAGGTCGGTGCAAAAAGTGGTCGACCTTGGAAATGCCCTGCATCATGCTGCCGACAAGTTCTACGACACTAATCAGCGCTTAGCCACGGAGATTGCCAAGCAGCTAGGACACGATGATCGGCATATTGAGCGGGTCGGCAAAATCCTGTCCCGGGTCGATGCAGTCTCCCGGTGGACAGTAAACGTACCGGGAGCCCATGTCGGCCTGCACGAGCTTGCGGCCATAGGCGGACCTGCTGGCTTGGCTATCTCCAAGGCCGCCTACTACGTTCCAGTGGCCAGCCTGGCATATGTGGGCTATCAAATGGGCAAGGCAACCGTATCTGGAAAACGAAATCCAGTGGATTTGATTGCCAAAGCCCGGGCAAACATCAAGGCCAACGACCGATTCAAACAGGCTTTTGGAAAGGCACACTAATGGCATGGTCCAAAGAAACATTTGCGACAAAACTATCCTTATGGTTTGACACTTTGTCCGATGAGGAGGTGGAGCAGGCTGACATGCTTGTAACCGCAGCCTTGGACGAAACCAAGGGAAATTTAAAAATGTCGTTCACAATTGCCAAAGACGAATTCCGGGCCTTCAAAAGAAAAAGCAAGGCAAAACAATAGCTTTGCACCCGCTACAAGCCAAAAAAAAGTGGTCAATTATAGTCGACTGATAATTATTATCAGTCGACATAAACCAAGGAGTCGCATGGCACGTTATTTGAAAACCAAGTCGGCCATGGTGCGGGGAGTAAACAGCAGGCCAACAGGCAAACGTCCGCCCAATCCATTGCGAGTCGACCCCACCCGGACTGGCGGATTAGTCCGGGTGATGACGTCGCATATTAACAAGCAATTTGCCAGATTGACAGCAGCCATTCGGCAAAAGATCGAGGTGGAAGACGCGCTGGGGCTGAAGGCGTCAACGGGGCCCGCGCTGATCAATGCGATGGTTGTCCTCAATGATGTCCCTTGGAAGTTTGGCACGGATCCGCAGAAATTACGGCAATTTCAGGACTGGCTAAGACACCAGGCGGAAGCAACCCTGACCACTGTTGATGAACGACAGCTGTGGGACAAGTTTGTCCATGACGGTTTTCAGCAAGGGGCAAAACGCAGCTACGACGATTATCGCGGTAAACGGAAGCTGCATGAAACCCTGGATTTTTATCATGGCACGCGAGAGGAATTCCTTAAAACAGCTTTTGCTCAGCCTGTCGCAATAGAAAAGGTTGAGTTGATTGCCGAACGCACATTCAACGAAATTCAGGGCGTTTCCGACACCATGAAGACCCGCATGGGCCGTGTTTTGGCGGAAGGGCTGACACGCGGCGAAAGCCCCCGTACGATGGCTGCCGGACTGATCGAGGAAGGCGAGATCGGTAAAAAAAGAGCATTGACCATAGCCCGCACGGAGGTCATTCGGGCCCATGCCCAAGGGCAACTGATTGCCCTGAAAAAAATGGGGGTTGAGGAATTAGGTGTTGCCACGGAATGGAGCACTACGGGAGATGAAAAAGTCTGCGAACTGTGCGAGCCTCTTCAGGGAATTGTCCTTACCCTTGACGAAGCGGAAGGGCTGATTCCAAGGCATCCCAATTGCCGATGTGCCTGGATTCCCGCAGTGGATGAGGAAGAAGATATGAAACGGAAAAAGAGCGAGATCGATGACGCTCTTGAAGAGTCGGGGCTGGAAAGCGTGGACATTTCACCAAAACGGCCAAAACTGGGTTAAAGGAGATGTATGGCAGAAGTGTTTACTCCTGTTCAGCTGCGAATTCTGGGCCTTTTGTCGGACGGCTTCAGGCATAGCAAGGTTGAACTCAAACGCGCTGCTGATGACGAATGGATGAGCGATAACGCTTTGGCCGTGCATATCTGCACGATTCGCAAGGTTTTAAAGCCTCGCGGGCAAGATGTTTTGTGTATCACGGCTTCCGGGGGATACCCCATCACCTACCAACATGTTCGGCTATTGCGGTCGTCTCACGACAGTTAAGACAAGTATTAAAAATTAAACTTCCAACATTGCCATTACTCCCAAAAGGGTTCTAGGATTGAGACTGACAATCAATCCTTAGTGCTTCGACAACCCCACCGGCGAGGACACAATGGCAGATCAGTATAACAGCCTTACCCGTCCTTTTCACAATTTGTCCGCATCCACCGACCCCACTACCAGCTCTGATTCCACCCAAGGTTACAGCCAAGGATCTTTCTGGTACAACCTTACCTCCAGCCGTACTTGGCTGTGCATTGACCCGACAGCTGGAGCGGCCAAGTGGATTTTCGACGGGGCAAACTACAACAGCGGCGGTTCCGAGCCTAACAACGTAGTAACACAGTTTGGTGGCAGTCCATTAGGCTCCATATTTGGCGTGTTTTTTGAAGAAGGCAACCTTTATCGCAATTGCGGCAACCCAATCAAAGGGAATCTTGCCAACACAAGCGACAACATCCTTGACGGATTTGTCATGCCTGCCGGGGCTTTTGACGTTGCCAACCGCCAACTGATGATCAATTTCAACGGATCGTTTGGGGCCAACAACAACAGCAAGCGGGTTAAGGTCTGGATCAATCCAAACATGTCTGGCCAGACCATTGCCAATGGCGTGATTACAGGTGGTACTGTGACAGGCGTCGGTAGCGGTGCCCTGATCTTTGACACGGGTGTCGTGACTACCAACAATGGTGGTTGGCAGATTGACGTCGTTCTTTGCAAATACGGTGCGACGGGCAGCAATACCCAGTACACCATTGGCCAAGGCATGACGGGGGCGATCCATCTCGGATCCAGTTTGCCTGTTTACACCACCATCAACGAAGCCAACGCCATGAACATTCTGGTCACGGGGGCAAGCCCGACCACAGGGGCGGCAAACGATGTTGTGCTTGGTTACACCGAAATCAACGCGATGAACTAAGGGGCAGCCCTTGATTTCATATGTCGCAAATTTCGGGGCACTTAAAGCCCAGCGAGTCCGCCGCAACGGCAAGGACTGGCTGGTCGCTCCGATTGTGTCTATCGTCCCTGGCATCCTTCCCGGAAGTCAGGGACGTCTGTTGTATCCCGAAAGCGAAGTGAAGGATTCAACACCGGAATGGGATGGCATTCCGATCACCCAATACCATCCGACTACCGAAAATGGCGATCCGGCTTCCGCGCAGGATCCCGGAGTCCTGCAAAGGCAGGGCATCGGTTACCTTGCCAAATCGCAATACAACGGCAAGCTGACCCATCAAGCATGGTTTGATGTTGAGCGAACCAAACGGATTGATTCCCGCATTTATCAGGCTTTAATCAAGGGGCACCCGATGGAGGTGTCCACTGGCCTGTTTACCGACAATTATGACCCTCAACCCAATGAAACTTGGAAGGGGCAATCGTTCGATTATGTGGCCCGGAATTACAAGCCGGACCATTTGGCCATCTTGCCTGATCAGGTGGGAGCCTGTAGTCGAAACGACGGGTGTGGATTGCTGGTCAACAAATCAAAGCAGAGTGATTCCATGTCGCTACAAAAATATCATTTGCTGCGGAATTTCATGGCCCTGATCGACAATGCAGGTGCCAACCAGGTGCGGCGTGGCAATGGTCAATTCGGGGCCTACGGCGAAGGCACTGGCAAAGGCCCCGTCCATGAAGCGGCCAAAGCAGGAGCCCGCCACCACGTCGATGATGGTAGCGACGACAGCGATGATGAAGACAACGAAGAAGAAGACGATGAAGACAGCGGACTGGACGATCCTAACGAAAAGGATTCGGACAATTACGACCCCATGACCGGGGATGAATTGACCTCCACCAAAGGCGGCAAAAAAGCTGCCAGAAATTTCTTCAAGGCCTTCCAGGCAATCCTGAATGCGGACGCGCTGGAAGAGGATGAGGAAGAGACCGGCAACGATGTTGACGGTGATGGCGAAGACGGCGAATCCGAGGAACACAAAACCAAGATCAAGGCGGCACGCATGAAATCTCGCATGAAATCCAATCGCACCCGAAACGCCAATGGCATGATCTGCGACAACTGTGGTGTCACTGCCAACAGCAAGGGCATGTGCGTCAACTGCGGCAAACGTGTCACCGCCAATGCCGGAGGCTTCTCCAAGGAAGATCGAGCCAACGACGCAACCAAGACCGCTGCTGCTGCGTCCCTCCAGACCGACAGCGACAAAAGCATGGGGCACGCCATCAAGACCATCGAAGCGGCCAAAGATGGCGATTCTGCGAGTGCGGCCAAGGTCCATCTGCAAGCTGCCAAGCAGCATGAAAGCGAAGCACTTGAATCCCGCAAAAATGGTGACGACATGGGGGCCCAGCAACACGATAGTGCTGCTGCTGCTCACCGGAAAGCTGCCAGCTGCCATTTTGCCAATGCTGACACACAAGGAGTAGCGAACATGTTTGCTTTGAATGATTTGCTGACCGACGACCAACGTAAGGCTTATTTCGCGAAAATGGCCGACGGGGGTGGAGATGAAACCAGGTCGGCCATGAAAGCCTCGGAATCAGCCCAGAAAAACGGCACAAAGGCGGCCCATCAAAAAGCTGCTGCTGCCCACAAGGAAGCCAAGGAGCATCACGAATCGGAAGGCAACACAGAACTTGCTGAAGCCCATGGCAAGGCAGCAACTTACCACTCCAGAAAGGCAAAAGGGGTCAAAAACATGGCAATAAACAAGTTACGACTGGTGCAGAGGTTGATCAACAACGGTTGTGCCTGCAACAGCGACCGCAAGACACTGCTGTCGTTGTCCACCAAAACCCTGAACGCCATGGCCAAAAAGGGCGTCATGGCGGACAACGACGAAGATGACGATGACGAAGACTACGAAGACCATCGGCTTGACGACGACGAAGATGACGTCGATGAAGATGAGGACAAGGATGACATGAAAAACAACGATGGCGAGCTGATGCACAGCTTCGATCAGGCTACCGGCAAGGGCAGCCTTTCCGAAGGCCAGCAGTCCGGCGGAAAGGGGACTCGCGATGAGTACAAATCCCCCAAAAGGGACAACAAGGGGGACGGCAAGAACTATGCCTCCACCGACAACCGCCTGACCAGTCAGGAGCGGGCTATCCTCAATCGGTTCCTTGAGCAGGAAAAGAGGGAAAAGCTCCAGATTGTCAACAAGCTGATTTCCGGCCTCAGGGACAACACCCAACGGAACCTTGTTGGCAATCAATACATGAAGATGGATAAAGATGTCTTGCGTTCCTTGCTGGAGTCCCAGTTCCCACATGAGCCAACCCCAATCTATCAGGGAGCGGCCGTACCTGCCTTCAATGCTGCACCCAGCGAGGAATTCAAAAAGGATATCCTTGATATCCCTGTTATCAACTATGCCGATCTCGCGGCAGAAAACAAGAAGCGACGTTAAACCGGCTAGCGATACAACGCCAGCAATACTCACAAATCATTTGAATTAAGGATCAATCACATGGCAAAAGGGCAAGAAATCGTTTTGACCAGCAATCCCCGGGGTAATTACCTCGAAGGAATCATTGGCGATGCTTCGTTACCCGGGACCATCATGCAGATCAAGGCGGGCGTTGATGCTGTCAACGGCCGTCATACCTGGGTGGCTTTGGGCAACCAGTCCGGTAACACCTACAACCCCGGTGCAGCTACGGATCCGCGATTGACCGCGATCCTGCTTCCCGACCGGTTACAGGGTTTTACGCAATCGACTGCGTACGTTTCCGGCCAGAGGTGTTTCCTTTATTGCCCGATTCCGGGCGATGAACTCAACGTGCTTTGTGCGGCCCAGCAGGGTACAGGCAGCGCGGACGCCTACTTCGTTGGCGAACGGCTTGTCCCGTCCGTAAGCTCCGGATCCAACGGCCAGCTTGTGGTGCAGTCCACCAGCGGATCCCGGGCCCCGTTCGTGAGCGCGGAACATATCAACCTGACAGCGGATGTCGCTGGCCTCGTGTGGTGCTACTACGCGGGCTAGTCAATAATCCCTGTCGATTGCCAAGGTTTTCAAAAGAGTTAATCAACGAAAGGATCAACAGATGGCAGCTGCAATGGACTATATTCTGAATGGTGCCGGTCATGGTGCTGTCGGCCAAACACTGGTTGACAACAATTTCGATCTGGGACTATTCCGGCCATATCGCGACGAACGCGGTATTCCTTGCGTTTCCAAAGCTACAGGCCGTTGGGTTTACAACGAAAAACACAAGCGAATGGTGCAGGAACGAGAGCAGGTCCGCATCTCCGACCTTGTTGCCAATGGCGTACAGGTGCCCGTGCATAACGCCACCGCCCTTCGCAAGGAAGAATGGGTGATGCTGGACCAAAAGGTCCTGCTTGCGGCACGCTACCGCTTGCGTGCATGGGCTGACCTGGCTGCTGCCAACAGCTTTGGCGGGTTCAATGGTATGTCCAAGCTGATCTTGGAACATGAAACCATGACCGATCCCGGCGAGGCCATTGTGGACTTCGATGGCCTGACTGAGGGTAGGTCCGATTCTCCGACCTACCAGCTCCAGGGGCTGCCTCTCCCCATCACCCATGCCGATTTCAGTTTCTCGGCAAGGCGTATGGGCGTGAGCAGGAATTCCGGAACGCCTCTTGATACCACCATGGCCGAAGCAGCTGCCCGGCGTGTGGCGGAATCCATCGAAAAGGTGACCATCGGTGTCAATCAAGGGCCCACTTATGGTGGCAACTCTACCCAGGTAGGCGGCTATGGTCGTTCTGCTACGGTTTACGGTTACACCAACTTCACCGGGCGACTGACCTACACCAGCGTCGTAGCTCCGACCGCCAACGGCTACAGTCCTGCCAAGACCCTCGCCAACGTCCTGGCTATGCGTGACCAGCTCAAAGCCAACAAGTTCTTTGGTCCTTACATGCTGTATACCAGCAACGATTGGGATCAGTACATGGATACGGACTACATTCTCACCGGTGGAAATGTAGCGACTCAAACGCTGCGAAACCGTCTGCGTGAGATTGACGACATCGAAGACGTCCGCAGGCTGGACTTCCTGTTTGCGTCCCAGCCCAATGCAGCCAAGGGCCCGGGTGGTGAAGGCTTTACCGCAACCGCAACCAGTCCCTTCACCCTGCTGCTGGTCCAGATGACTCCCGATGTTTGCCGGGCTGTCAACGGGATGGATATCACCACCATCCAGTGGCCAACGGTTGGCGGACTCCAGCTGAATTTCAAGGTCATGGCCATTCAGGTGCCCCAGCTTCGTGCCGATGCCTACGGCAACTGTGGTATCTGCCATGGTACCACGGCTTAACCCCTGATCCGCTAGGTTTTCTGTTTCAAGGAGTGCAGATGTATATGGCGTTAGAAGAACCAAGAAAATACCGGTTGCTTGCCGGGGAACATGTCCAAGACATCCCCGGCACGACTGGTCCCAATGGCCTTCCCCTGACCCAGAAATTCCGGGCAGGGGATGTTTTCGAGTCTTACACCGATCTGGAAGAAAGACTCAACTCGAAGGATCAGGCTTGCGACAAAAAAGTCGAGAGAGTCTACGACAGCGATCCTTACACCAATTCTCCGCCTGATCCAGGTTCCCAGTGGCAGAAGCGTGCCGACGAAACGCCTCAGCAGTTCGCGGAGCGTGTCATGAAACTGGCATTGGCCGAACCATCTCCGCCGCCGCCTGCTCCAATCCCA